CATTATTAACTGATAATCATCGTCATGAAGCAATAGACGCGGTTTTTGAGTTATTAAATGGGATGTAATTAACTTTACTTTAACAAGATTAGAAATAAATTTCTTTATGATGAGAATAGGTATAAATATAGATGGCGTTTTAAGGAACTTACTTGGTAAGTTAGTGGCAACACATACTAGGTATTATGACGGTGACGTAGATATAAATAACATTGTTGACTACGAACTAGAGAAGTATTTTGATTTTACAACTTCTGGTGAGACTTCTACGGGGACACTAACTCAATTTTTTTACGAGGATTGTTCATTAGAGATATTCGGTTATGCTAATGAAATAGAAGACCAGATAGTGAAGAAACTTAACGACTTTATAAAAAGATGTGGAGAAGAAAACGAAGTTATTTTATTAACTAGAGAATGTGGTAGAGCAATCCCTTCTACATTATTCTTTTTATCTAAAACTGGGTCAATGTGTAAAAACATAAAAGTTATACCCAGTTATAAAGAAATGTGGGACGAATGTGATATGTTAATAACAACTTTTCCTGAGGTTCTTAAAACTAAACCTGAAGATAAAATTGCAATAAAAATAGAAAGAGAGTATAATAAGAAAGATAAAGCTGACTACTCAAGTAAAAGTACCACCGAAGTATTAGAAGAAGGTTATATCGAAAAAATAATAAATACCAAAACGGTAGAATATAAAGAACTAAATTAAAATGGACGAAAAAATCAACAAAGACAGTATAGAAACTGGAACAAGTGAAGTATTACAAAGAGTTAAAGGGGCGATAACAACCTTAGAAGATAAAACAAATAAAATATTTCTTTTCTGTATGGACTCTAAAGGAGTTGCAATGGGAGCGGTTGCCACAATCTATGAACACGCTAAGATATTAAAAGAAGCTGGGTATAATGTTACAATACTTACGGAAAAAAATGACTACACTAAACCTGACTCGTGGTTAGGAGAAGGATACGATGATATCTTACACGAATCTAGTGAAGATGAAGGTACGGTAATAGGTCCCCAGGATTTTATGATTCTTCCAGAAGTTTATGGTGGAATTTTAGAACAACTTAAAGATGCCAATTGTGAAAAAATAATTTTTGTACAAGCTTATGATTATATATTAGAGTTACTGCGTCCAGGTGATTCATGGGTACAGTATGGAGTGAGAAAGGCAATAACAACTACTAATTCACAAGAAAAGTACATTAACACACTTTTCCCAACTGTTCAAACAACAAAAATAGATTTAGGAATTCCAGACTATTTTATGAACCCAACAAAACCAAAAAATCCTTTTATTGCTATTCACTGTAGAGACCAACGAGATACTTCTAATTTTATTAAAAGTTTCTACCTTAAACACCCATTCTTAAAATGGATAACGTTTAGAGATTTAAGAGGGTTAACTAGAAGAGAATTTGCTGAGGCGTTAAAAGAATGTGCAATGTCTGTATGGATAGACCCAATTGCTGGTTTTGGTACCTTCCCTATAGAGTCAATGAAGTCTGGTGTTCCAGTTGTTGGACTTGTACCAACCTTAACACCTGAATGGTTAACGGAAGCTAATGGAATTTGGTCAAACAATAAATTAACTTTAGTTGACACCGCAGCAGGTGTTATGAAGAATTGGTTAGAGGATGGTGTCCCTGAAGAGTTATATAAACAAATGGAGGAAACTGCCACCAAATATACTCAAGAAAATGAAGCTACCTCAGTAGTTGAGTTCTATAACTCTTTATTTGAAGAAAGAATTAATGAATTAACTGAAGTTTTGACCACTGAAGCTAAAAGAAGAACTGATTGGATTGAAAATCCAGACAAACCTAATGATAAGTCGTCTAGGACCGTAACTAATACGGCTCTACCATCATAAATAAAATACAAAATTAACAATAAAAAAAAAATGAAAGATATAACCGTAATTATTCCAGTACATAAAACCGATGAAGGTGAACTAGACCTACTAAAAGTAGCGATTAAAAGTGTAAGAGACCAACTACTTAGACCAGAAACCTTGATGATTGTTGGACCTAAAAATATTAAGAAGGAGATTGATTCACTAGACTTTGGTAGTTTAGATTATGTCTTCACTGAAAATTCTGGTGATACTGACTTCGCGTCTCAGATGAATTTAGCAGCTGAATCTTGTAAAACTGATTATTTCTCTTTATTAGAGTTAGATGATGAACTATCTAGAATCTGGATAAAAAATGTTAAAGAGTATATGAAACATTATGAAGATGTTAATGTATTTTTACCGTTAATAACTAATGTTGATAAAGATAACACGTTTATCGGGTGGACTAACGAACCTGTATGGGCAATGAATTTTTCTGAAGAGACTGGATTCCTAAGTCTAGAAGCTTTGTTAAGTTACCCAAATTTCAATATTGATGGAATGGTAATTGAGACAGAATTCTTTTTAGAAATAGGAGGATTTAAGAAAAATATAAAACTGACCTTCATTTATGAATTCTTACTAAGAGCTATTTTTATGGATGCTAGGATGTTAACAGTACCTAAGATTGGATACAAACACCTTAATATGAGAGAAGGTGGTTTATTCTACAACTATAAAAATCACCCTGATTTACTTATTCCAGCGAATGAAGGGTCTTTCTGGTTAGAAACAGCAAAAAAAGAATACTTTTTTACTGAAGATAGAGAGATAGTGGTAAAAGATTTATAGAATGCCTAGAACAGCAAAAAAACCTTATTTTGGACCAGATCAAGAAGAAGCTGTTAGAATTTTTCTAACAGCAACTACATATACTGAGAAAAATAAAGTATATAATGAATTTCTTCGAGCTCCATTAAATAAAATGGTAGAAAGTATAATAAGAAAATATAAACTTTATCGTGATGATATGAGTTTTATTACTATGCACGACGATACTCTATCTTTCCTCATAACTAAATGTGATAAGTTCAAACCAGAAAAGGGTAAAAAGGCGTATTCTTATTTTGGCACAATTGTTAAAAATTATCTTTTAGGTCAACTAATTAAAGATAATAAAAAAGTTAGGACACAGGTTTCTTATGAGGATTATGCTAGTGATTTAGAAGAACGTCCAGACATGTTAGTTTATCAAAAAGAGGATCATCTTGAGAAGGAAGGTAAATTACAGAAGTTAATGGCAGAAATAATAGGTGAGATAAGTGAAGAATTAAATAATGAAAAGTTAACTGATAATGAAAGATCTGTAGGAGAGTCGTTAGTTTATATGTTTGAGAATTGGGAGATTATTTTTAGTGACGCGAGTGGTAATAACAAGTTTAATAAGAACCTGGTTTTACATAATATTAGAGAGATGACATCTCTAACAACTAAAGAAATTAGAAATGCCATGAGAAGGTATAAAAAGATATACAAAACAATCAAGGAGAAATTTAGTGAACGATATTTATAATAAAAGAATATATCATGCCCAGACCTAAAAGAAAATCAGTAAAACTAGATAAAGGTAGTATAGAAGAGATATTACAGGAAAGTTATAATGAGACCTGCGAAAATAGATCTAAAGCAATCCTAGTACTTAATAAGCAATTACGAGATGTTAACGATAATACAGACATCCAACAGGTTGGAAAAATAAATAATGAATTACTAAGAATTATAGATTCCTCCATTTCCAAAAAATTAGAGATAGTTAAACTTCAAGTAAGTTTAGTTAAAACTGATAGTAAGTCAGACACTTCGACTCCTGAGTTAACAGATGAAGATAAAGAACTCATAGAGAAAATGATAAAAGGGTCTGAAGAAGATAAGGAGAGTGGTGTAATCTATGACGTATAAAACTATCGTCTATGGGACTTACCGATAAAAAAGGAGAACTTAAAAAAATATTAGGGGTATTAAAAATAATCCTTAGTTCTGACGCCTTTGATCTCGCCTCCGAATATGGGATTAATTTTAAGGACCCATTAGGAAGGGATAGACAAAAAGATTTAATACCATTTATAATGGATGTTATTGCGTTACTAATTGGAGGTCAACGTCTTGAACAATTAATAGTAAATTTATTAGGTAGTCAAATAGAAGAGATTGATAAGAGTATAAGAGACACTGTTAGAGATGGACTAAAAGCAAAATGTGGTGAAGCAGTACTAAACTCTGGTTTTCCTTCATGGTTAGGTGGTGGAGGGTTAGAAATCGAACTCGTAAACATAGACATGTTTGACATGTTAAAAATGGGACAGGGAATGGGTGGTTCTGCGGGGGATTTTTCTAGTGGATTGTTAGGAAAGGTAGATGGTTTTAATATGAAAATAATGGAGGCTGTTGAGAATCTAAATACCGCCTTTTCAATTGACACTACCGCAATGGGTGGTGCTCCCCAACAACTTCTTACTGTAACTTATACAGGTGGTGGATTTATTTTCGAATTAGGGGTGGACTACACTAATAAGAATGTAGAAAATTTTATTGATGATTATTTTGACGAATTAGTGATTCTTGACGCTCCTGTATTAACCACTATGATTATGAACTTCTTCACCGGTCTATTCACTAACCAAGCTAACTTGTCTGTGGATGCGATAGCTGAACAACTTCAAATGGATGCAATCGCAACTCGTATGGCAGGTGCTGATTGTGGAGAAATAGTTAATGAAGAACTTCGTTTCTTTAAGTTCTCTAGAGAGGACTTAACATTATTTAGAGAAAAAGCCGAGAGATTAAGTCGGGGAGAAATAGAATGGGACTTAAATTGTGGTACAATTAGAAATAAAGTAGACTTAGGTGACGCAACAGACCTAATTAACCAGTTTCAAACAGCCCAAAGCGATCTATTTATTACCAATCAACAAAGAATGATTAACGCACAATCATTTATAAATGGGATGGTAAATTTAATGATAAATAATAGTACTGACTTTGGAGATGTTAGTGCGTCTCCAGAAGCGATAAGAGACGATATTATGACTAGTCTTATTGATCAGTTAAAAAATATGTTCTTAAGACAGGTTATGACACCACAAACCTTAGTTATGGTACTATTAGTAGCGTACGCGTTAGTAGATGATAGTGAACTAGATGATCAAGGATATGGTCAACCAAAGAAACTAAGTATTGGTCCTGAAAGATTAGCGTTATTTGGGAAACTAAGAGGGTCTATTAGAGAAATAGTAAAACTATTATATGAAATAATATTAAAGATGTTATTTACAAACCTTGGAGAAGCCATCCGAAATTTCATGTTACGAATAGTAGCTGATATTTTGAAAGAGAAATTAAGGATGTGGACACAAGCAATAAAAGCAACTTTTACTAAAGGTAAGTTAAAAATTGCTCAACGAACTAAAAGAATTTTCTAATGGCAGGATGTGGAATGACATATACCCCTTCGGAGTTAGGGTTAACACCTTCAGAACAACAAAGAAAAGGTTCTGAAGAAGAAGGAATTAACTTTGGCGTAGCCCTAAGTGTGATCGAAGGATTACTTAAATTGGCGGACATTGGTTCTATCCCTTCCCCACCACTTCCACCACCAGTTGCATTAGCGGGGGAAAATAGAAGTGGGTTAAGTCCAAAAAGAGTCGCAGCTAATATTATTGCTAGACAAAGTGAAGCGGGAGCAAGAATGGGACCTAGAGATAACGGAGAAGATTCAATAACTGAAAAAATGGAAGTAATAAGAATCGAAGAAATAATGGGAGAAGTAACCAGAAATATGAGAATAAATATAGCAACACCACCAGGTACCTCAACAGTTGTACAAGGGGCCAATAGTGGAGGACCTCTTGTGGCTTACGGAGCAACTACTACTCCTGGGTTTGGATGGGGTGTACCTTTGTAATTATGGACGTTAAAAATAAAAATAATAAAACACTACTAGAGTTAATGGAAATATTAAAGAAAAGTCATATTAATATTAAAAATAAAACCATCTCTCTTTTATCCGAATTAGATGAGGTTGAGGGGGATTATAAATCTGTTCTTAAGGAACTAAAAGAAAGACATCTAATTAAATAATGACTGAGGGGGCTAATATATACAATCAAGGATATAGGGCAAGTGGGTCAAAGAATGCGGACTTTACTTTTCATTATGCGGAAGTAATACAAAATATTGACCCTGACAATGCTGGGAGAATAAAAATAAGGGTTGAGCCTTTAGACGACGATATCCCTAGAGGAGAGGAGACTTGGACATTTCCTTTATTACCAAGATTTTTTAATGTCGTTCCAGAAATTGGTGAGGGTGTTATAGTTTTTGTACAATCAACAAAATCAGGAACAAAAAATCGTACCTATATGGGTCCTTTATTAGGACAAGATACAGATTTACCCTTCCAAACAAAATCCATCGCTCTTGGTGCTACATCCAGTATTAGTATGGATAAACCGGGAGTCAACCCTTCAATTGTTCCAAGTGCAAAACATGTTTATGCCCATCCTCAAGATGTTGCTATTCAAGGAAGACAAAATGCAGATATCATATTATCTAACGCCGCGATAGATTTAAGAGCTGGAAAATTTAAGACCAACTCTAGATTAGAGTTCAATACGAAAGGACCGGCTTGGATACAATTAAAGTATAATGGAAGGTCATCTAGTTACACAAATATAATGTCGCATAGAATAAATCTAATAACTTATCAAGGAAGTCCTGAGATATCAATTGACCAACTTCTAAACGAAGGGTTAGCAGATGAACAGGGTGGTAATGATTTACAAAAATATTTAACCTCAGGAGGACACGGAACAGGAAGTAATAATATTAATTACCTAAACAGATTACATCCTTTAGTGTTTGGAGATGAATTGATAAAGTTTTTGGATATCCTACTCCATTATGTAGAATTTCATAGTCACCCTTGGAATGGTCATCCAGCTGATAATGACACAAGTCTTGGGGGTACTGGTATTAAAGCAAAAAAAGATGAGTTACTAAAATATAAGAATGGTGGGTTATTAAATCTTTTAAGTAAGACTATTTACGCCAACTAAGTATTTATATTAAAAGAAACTATGTCAATATACAGAACGTATTTTACAGAAAGTAATACTATAATAAAAGGTTTTTCAACTGGATCAACCCAAGCGTTGTCTAATACCGCGTTAAATCCTGTTACAGAATTATTTTATGGAGCCGGTACTGGGACAACTGTTTCTAAAACAAACTATAGTAAATTTATTTTTAATTTCAATCTCGAAGGGATTGTTAAAAAAATAGAAGATAAGACTATAACTTTAAGTGGTTTTTCTGGAACGAGTGGTTTAATAAAAAAAGCAACTCACAAATTAAAAATGACCAATACAATTTTCAATAATGATGAATTGTTAGGTAAAGACACAATATTTAATTCGGCAACAAGAGCCAACTCCTTTAAGTTAATTTCATTTAAGTTAGGACAACATTGGGATGCTGGTACCAAATTTAGTACAGCTGGGGTCAGTAACTGGTGTTTTAGAGATAATCTTTATACTTGGACAGGAGGTACTTATGTAAACCCTCGTTCTACTTGTGGAATCTACACAGGAAGTACCGCAACAACTAATCTTAATTATTCTAGATATGCCCTGTATCCATATACTGCGGGAACCAATACAACAGCCACAACTAGGGTGGCAACTCAGCATTTCTCAAGAGGAAATGAAGACCTTGACATGGACATAACTACAGTTATAAATGATATGTTAACTGGAACAACTACGGCTCTTAACGGATCAACAACTCCAACAGGAGGATTAGTCACAGATTCGGTACAAGGATGTTATGGTAGTAATCCTGGTGTAGCTCCTGGTGAGTCTATGGGATGTACAAATCCAGCAGAATTTTTAACTGGTGTTAGAAATTATGGTATGGGAGTTGCTTTCGACCCTAATTACGAAAATATAAAAACTGACGAAAAAAGATATGTAGGGTTCTTTAATGAAAACACTAGTACCTTCTTCGAACCTTATATTGAAACTACTTATGTGGATACCGTTATTGATGATAGAGAAGAGTTCTATATGGGCAAAACTAATAGAATTTGTTTATATGTTAATGCTGGCGGTGTTCCAACAAATTTAGATAATCTACCTGCGGTTACCGTATATGACCAAGATGGGGCTTCCTATCAAAAATTCATGTCTGTAAATACAGTCCATACAAACGCATCGGTTTTCACTCCTTACACCAGTGTACAACATGTGACTAAAGGGGTATATTGTATAGATTTATCAGTATCTACGGCTTGTGCGTGTCCTATGGTGCAATTTTCAGATCTTTGGACTGGACTAACCATCACTCAGAATGGTGTGACACATACTCTGTCAAATGCGACCCAATATATAACAATAAAAGAAGAAAGTGAGTACTTTAACATTGGGAGTGACGTTGATCTCCCTAAATCGTATGGTTTTTCTATATCGGGTATAAAAAGTGACGAACGTATCAAAAGAGGAGATAAAAGAAAGATTTTGGTTAGTGCTAGAGTACCTTATACCGTTAATATGAAGCAATTAATTGATTCTTTACAGTATAGGTTGTATATGAAAGATGGTACAAGTCAATATACCGTAATAGATTACACTGATGTTAGTAGAACACCAACAACCAACTATTTCATTATTGACACTTCTTGGTTAATTCCAAATACTTACCATATTGACTTAAAACTAGTGTCTAATGACAAGGTTGAGACTTACAGTAACCAACTTCGTTTCATAGTTGAGAATCAAGGTTTACCAGATAATCTAAAAAGAAGATTAATTACTTAAAATATTTTCATTTCGCAATAATTTTCTTAGTTTTACCAAATGTTAAGAAGACTCTCGAATTATACTGGTAACACACCCTTAATCCCTATAACCATAGGAAACCTCACCGTGTGGGGTAAAGCCGAATTTATGAACCCTTCTGGTTCAGTAAAAGATAGAATGGCCACATACATCTTGAATGATGCAGAAAAAAGAGGATTGATTAAACAAGGAGATACTCTTATAGAAGCCACATCAGGTAACACCGGTATTGCATTTGCAATGTTAGCAGCAGAGAGAGGATATATCATGAAGGTTGTTATGCCATCTAATATGTCAGAAGAAAGAAAGCGAATGCTAAAGTTTTATGGAGCCGGCCTTATTGAAGTAGACCCAGGAGATTTTGATGGAGCAATAGAAACGAGAGATACTCTATCAGAATCCTTTGGGTGGTTTAATTGCAATCAATTTCATAATCCGATTAATATACAAGCCCACTATGAAACCACTGGTCCTGAAATTCATGAAGAATGGTCTTTACCTAAGATTAAAGGGAGTTACAGAACATTAAAGTCTCCTGATGTCTTTATAGCGGGTACTGGTACTGGTGGAACTCTAATGGGAGTGCGTAAATTCCTAAAAGAAAAATGGAGTGATATTGCAATAGTTGCGGTAGAACCGGCAGAATCCCCAGTAATGAGTGGTGGAGAACCAGGGTTACACGGAATACAAGGAATAGGTGATGGAAGTAAATTCTTAGTTGATTTAGATGTTGTTGACGACATAAGAGTCGTGGGGACCGATTGTGCAAAGATAGTGGCAAAACATTTAGCAAAAAAATATGGATTGTTTGTTGGTATAAGTGCCGGTTCAAATGTTTTTGCAGCCTTCCAATGGTTAAGAGATAATAATAAAACTAACGCTATTACAATACTCTGTGATAGGGGTGATAGATACCTTAGTTGTTTATAAATAAAAAACCCCTCTAAAAAGAGGGGTTTTTAATGTTAAAGAATTATCGAAAAATTATCTTAATTCGTTAATTGAGAATGTTTGTACACCATCAACCGTGATTTTACCATAGAATCTGTTATTAACCATTTTCTTAGCATATCTCGTCATGATCCCTTTGATAGGAGCAAAGTTGAATGGGTTGTACATAGTTGGTGTTAATTGTAACGGTACATAAGGAGCGTAAACATAACCAGTATCTAGTAATGATTTTCCTTTATGACCAATTAAAATTGTTCCAGCTGGGAAGTAAGGGTCTCTGTATACAGTATATCTACCTGATAAAGAACCAATCTTCTCAATACCCATGTTATAAGAATCTTGCTCTGGAGCCGCGTTAGAAACGTGGAAGTATTCTAAATCGTCAAAGATTGCAGAAGCTTCAGCTGAACATACTATCCAGTTAGCACCACCTCTAAGAGTTGATTTATGAATTTGAGCAGATAATTGGTTGATTGAAGTAATTAAAGTTTGATTCCAATCTTTTTGTGTATAAGCATTGTAACCAGAACCAGAATTAGCTCTTCTCCATCCGTTATAGTCCCATTGTAATGACCAAGCCGCACCATTTCTAAGGTCTTTCAAGATTTCTCTATCAATCTCAGCAGCAACTTGTTCTGATAATAAAGCTGTTAATTCAGCTTCAGCATCAATGTTATGGAATGCAGATACATCTTGTGCAAGTTCCGGAGACCAAGTAGCTCTTAATTTTCTTTCTGTTACCGCTACAGTTACAGAGTCCAATCTGAAAGTTACTTCACTCATATTGTCTTCTAATTCCAAAGTATCATAAACAACTACTTGAGCAACAATTGTCTGTGCTCCTGTAAGTAATCCTATTTGTTGATTTAGACCAGTTTCACTTAATTTGAATAATGAAATGTTTGCCGGTGGTACTGGTACTGCTGCAGAACCCCATCCTGGATTTTGGTATCCTCTACCTGTTACAGTATCACAATCTGGACACGCTGGACAACCGAAGTCAAATTCCACCATTAAGTTACCTGAAGCATCTACGATACCTTGACCATACTTTTGACTAATCATTCTATAAGGAATTGTCATTCCTGACATTTTACCCATGAATGAACCTACACCAAATGTTCCTGGTACGTTAGTTGATTCTTGCATCCATTTAGCTCTTGTAAGAGTTTCACCTGAAGCTGTACCACAAGGTAAACCATATATCTGTGCCGTTGAAGTTTGTCCACCATTACCTAAACCTAAACCACCAGCATTAGCTGCCAATGCTGCGTTAACATTATTAGTCATACCACTTAAGTAGAATCTTAACCCTGCTAAGAAACTTTCTGTATCAGCTGGTTGACCGTCAGCACCATTTAAGGAACCACCTACAACCGATAATTGAGCTGAATTTAATTGTCCTACAACATATCTGTGTGCCACTCCATTAGTTTGTTTGAAAACTGGAAGTGAAGCAACAGCCGCTGAGAACGAACCGTCATTATTTAATAACCCAGGAATAATTCCATAAGGAGACATTGCTCTACGACCTTTTGAATTGTCGAATAAACCTCTTGTCCCATCTTCGTTTTCATAAAATTGATCGTATAAATCTACAGTTGCTGGTGTAGACGCGTTGAATCCACCAGTAGCTGAATCGAACCCTGGTTTGTTAGTTGAAATTTCTGGTACGAAGTAGAATAATTTACCAATTGGTAAGTTCATAGCTTGTACAGAAACTATATCGTTAGCTAAAAGTTTTGAAAAAACTCTCCTAACTATTGGAAAGACTACTGTTTCGAAAGAACCAGAGTCTGACGCTGATGTTTGCTCGTTGATTAAGTAAGAAGCTTGATTCTCAAATAATTGAGCAACGTTATCTTTGTTGTAACCATTTAGACCATCTAGGAAACCTAGCTTGTTCCATTTGTTGATTACATCTTCTCGGATAAGTTTCATTGAGTTTGACCCAATGTTTCCAACTTGTCCTGAATTTAATAAATGTCCCATTTTTAATTTATTTTTTAATGTTTGTTATTTTATTTTATTCATAAGGTCCATCATTCTCGTCATTTGAGGGTCTTGATATACCTTATTTTCTTTTATTACTTTATTTTTGTTGTTTCCAACACCTTCTGATATAACTTTAGTCCCACCTTTACTTGTAATAACTTCCTGCATAGGTCTCTTAGTACCGAACTCAGATGTTAATTTCTTGTAAAGAGACTTTGATTCTTTAAGAGAATTAATCTCATCAAACCTAGAAAGAATGTTTAATTTTTCTTTCTTTGTTGTAGTGTGTTCTGTAAATAACTTAGTTGTATAAGCTAAATTAGAATTAAATACAGCCACTTCGTTTAACTTCTCTCTAAATAATGATAAAGCTTTTTTATACTCTTCATTTTTAGATCTAAGTTTTTTAACTTCAGTACCGTAAGCACCTAATGACTCTCTCAACTTTTTATTTTCCTTTATAACTCTAGGAGTTGTATTTGGTTTTCTTGGAGTTTTTCTAGATTCATTGACTTCTTTCTTGTACCTATCCTTGTTTGGTATAGTACTAGTTTTTTTAAGTCCTTTTGGTGTTCCAGATGATGCTTTTGCACCGTGTGCAAAACTTCTACCCATAGACGCTTCTTCAAGTTCTTCTTCACCTTCAAAATCATCGAGTTCATCAGTTTCGTCCAATTCAATCTCATACATTGTCTCGTCTTTCATTTCATTCATGCTATAGTCACCAGGTATTTCCTGATCTTCTTCACTACCATGCATTTCGTCCATGTCTTCCATTTCCATCATGTCGTCATCTAATTCGATTTCATACACGGTTTCTTTTGAAGTTCCACATCCTTCAGAAACATTTTTTATTTCATACTCTTCATTACCATCTGTAAGGGTTACGCCATCTCCAGTTTTTACAACTTCGATTTCGTCTTCTGGTCCCATTTTTTTGAATACCTTTAACACTTCATCATCAGATGATGCTGTTAGGTCTAATTCAACCGAATCCATATTCATGTCACCCATAAGGTCCATGTCCATATCATCGTCTTCATCGGTAATGTCAAGGTCTTCAGAATCTATATCAATCTCACCAATATCATTGATGGATTCTTTTACTAGTTCGTTAATTTCTTTCTTCAAAACAGAAGGAAGTATTTCTTTTGCACTCTTCTTAACGGATTCTTCGATTGCTTTCGCTTCGAGAAGAGCTTCTTCTACTAAAGATTTTTCTGCCATTTGACTATTATTTTTTTAATCTTTGTTATTAATATACGCAAAAGCGCAAATAGCTCCGTAGGGAGCTTTGTAATAAATATGGCTCATAACATAAAAAAGCCACATTCATATCAGTTATTTTAATTGTAGTATCCTCTTAATTCTACTGGACCTATAATATACTCTCGATTCTTAAGACTACGAAGATCAGCTCTAGCTATTTTCTCTGCTAAAATTTTATCTTTTTCTTCATCTCCAGAACTAGGTAACATTGTATCATAATAAACATCTACAAAATATCTAACTCTATCTCCTCTCTGGGTTTCGTCAAAAATCTCATCTAAATCCCCCTCATCTAAATCATAATCATCTTCGTAAAAATAAACTGGTAGTCTAGAAGAAGTGTCGTCATCCTCTACAACCTCATCATCACCATAATTCGTGATCGGATAAAAAGCGTCAGGATTATACCCTGGTAACTCTTTCCAGTTATGTGGTCTATCATCTGTTTCTTCTAATAGACGTAATTTTTTTTTTATGTTTTCTTTTAAGTTCATATTTTTATTTATCAACTACTATCCTTCCATTCCAGTTGGGTATTGTGCCTTACCGAACATCTTAGTACAAGGTCTGTGACCACAACATCTCCATCGCCCATCTCCATTATTCACCCAACCACTTCCAATTCCAGATAACTCCCAACAATCACAACACATCGGTTCTGGTCTTTCATTTAATATGTCTTCCTTCATTTGAACTTTGTCATCAATTCCGTTATTGAATGTTTCGATTCCAGCAAGAACAGGGTCTAGTGGTATTACAACTCCACTGGCAGGACAATCTGGTTTTTCCTTCACACAAAACCACCCTCCTGCTGTCTGATCATTACTTACCCATTTCCATTTTATACAACAGTCATCTGCTGGTGGTGCTTTACCTCCTTGTTTTTCTTCCTTTAATATTGTTTTATTAGGGGTTCCTGTTAATTGTTGGTATTTGTTTCTACTTTCGTTAAGTCTATCTAATAGAGGTTTGTATTCTTTTTTCATTTTTTTCTTTATTATAAAATTATATTATTAGCAATTACATGCTGCTATTTGACATTCAGCATATCTACCTTTCGCCATTTTTCCAATAAATGTATTTTTAGGAGCCCCTGTGGTATTAGGCCACGCAGCATTAGCTTTGGTCCAAATGTCATTCCAACTATTATAAGGTCCTGGTTGTGGGTTTGGAGCACTTGACATTAGTTGTAATGCTTGAACTGGTAAATTATTACCTGGCCAATTGTAATTTGAACAATCTCTATTGTTTATCCAGTTTGCTGCCCAAGTAGCGTTAGGGTTTTGAAACCATTGAACAGCACAAGCTGAAGCTGGTGTTGTGTCACAAGCTACAGGTGGAGGTGTGTATCCTGTAAGGGGTGTATCGTTTGCAAATCTTATTGAACCATTAGAAGTATTTGCTGGACTTACATTTCCTGTTATTACAGCTAAATTTCCTACATTACAAGGACCTCCGGGATTTACCCCAGTAGCTGAATTATTTGTATGATCACTCACACACCATGTTTTTCCTACTACGGGGGTGGCATAAGTACAATTACCCCCTGAAAGACCCGAACTACAATTTGCCCCAATAGTAACTAATTTTCTATACCCATTTGTACTATATGTTCCATTTGCGTTTTGGTTTGGGTTATTGGTTCCCCCATTAACTACACACGTAGTCCCATCCCAATACGAACTAGAAGTCATTACCCCATCTGCAGGTAGGGGACAATAATCAAAATTATACGCATTTGAAGCTTGTTCATTCAGAGAAACCACATCCGCCCCCATTAAAGTTAAT